TTGTTTCTCAGCCAGAGAATGTAGAATTAGTTCTGTCCGTATTGTGTAGACCACACAATGCCGGATAGGACAAAAGCGACACAGGGAAGAGCGACACCGTTGCCCCACATTTTGTATTCAGCCGCATCCGAATGGGGATCACGCAGCCATTTGATGATCTGCTTTTCGGATTTCGGTTTCTCGGCACCGCTGACGATTCTGCGGTGGGTTTCAAACACCTCCGTCCAGAAACGCAGATCCTCCTCAGTTGGTTCTGCTGTTTCCAGATTAGAACACCACCAGTCCGGGAATCCCATCAACCTGGCACACTCAGTGGGTGTGAGTCGCCGCACGGAATATTCCGGGGTGCCGTTACCGTTGATCAGCGGAGGATCTTTATAGTCGGAAGCGCACAGCGTAGCAGCGATTTCCTCGTCAGCCTTCATAAAAAAGGATGCCTTACTGGCACACCAGGTCTTATTCTCCACAATGGCCACGCCACCCTGATTGCAGGTGGGGTTGCCGCCATTGCCATCCAGGGTGCGGGTTGTAGTAGCCTCATAAAAGCCGGTCTTGGGATTATCCGACTTCATGGCATTGCTGTCTTTGGAGCAGATGCCAAATGCCATGGGGGTGATTTCTTCCTCGCGGAACACGAAAGGCTGATTGTTCCCGCCGGTACCATAGGTGGCGGCAACTGTAGGAGCAACCTCCAAAGGCCCCACATAGCGGGTATCCTGACTATGATTTTCATAAACCATAGCCGGTGTATCCAACACGATGGGAGGGTGATGTGCTTCTGCCCGGAGAGTACAGGTCAGATCATGGGTTACATCCATGCGGTTGCCACCCTGATCATTCAGAACGACACCGTTTCTTCCTGTAGACATTCCACAGTTCACTCCAAGGGTAGATGCGACCGTGGAAACGGTGCCGTTGTACCCGTCTATGCCAAGGACTGACGTTCCAACGCAATTTTTAGCACCTCCGGCAGTTCCTTGCCACGCTCGGAAGCTCTCCGCAGAATACCCAGACAGGCCCTCGGACTCAAATAATACTTTTCCGGCACATTGGCCTGCAAGATCTCCGATAAGGAAGATGCGTTTTCTGCGTTGGGGCAGGCCCCAATATTGGCAGTCAAGAGTTCTGTACGCAACGCTCCATCCGTCTCCCATGTAAATGTCGGATTGGGGCCATTTGTTCTTCTCAGGCATAGGCACCGGGGGACAATCCTGGACGATGCCAATGACCGCATTGAGGACTGCTTGGAAGTCACGCCCGGAATTGGACGAAAATGCTCCGGGGACATTCTCCCAACAGATCCAACGGGGGTATTTGCCATTGGTGGCACACCTCATTTCTTTTACAATTCGGATGGCCTCATAGAACAGATTGGAATGCTTACCCTCCAAACCGGCTCTCAGTCCCGCAACCGAAAGGTCAGTACAGGGAGATCCGAAGGTAATAATATCCACAGGCTCGATCTTGCTGCCATCCATAGCAGAGATGTCACCGTAATGTTTCATGAAAGGCAGCCGCTTGGTGGTGACCCGAATAGGAAACGGCTCGATCTCCGATGCCCACACAGGGGTGATACCGGAGAGCAAGCCGCCCAGGGGAAAACCGCCGGAGCCATCAAAGAGACTGCCCAGGGTTAATCTATTCATTTTCATTGGCAACCTCACTGTATTTATAGGTCAAACCATCACGCTGCACAGACACATCGGCATCACTGCCAATCTGCTCGATGTACCGCTTCACGATCACATCACAGAACTTTTCATCCAGTTCAACCGTGTAGCAGATACGGTCGGTCTGCTCACAGGCAATCAGGGTGCTGCCGGACCCACCGAAGGGGTCAAGCACCAGGCAGTTGGTCATGGAGGAATTCATGATGGGATAGGCCAGCAGCGGAATGGGCTTCATGGTAGGATGATCGCCATTCTTTTTGGGCTTATCGAACTCCCAGATGGTGGTTTCTTTGCGTCCGGTATACCACTGATGTTTGCCGCCTTTCTTCCAACCGTACAGGCAGGGCTCATGCTGCCACTGGTAGGGAGAGCGTCCCAGCACCAGAGACTGCTTTTTCCAGATACAGCATCCGGACAAATAAAAACCCGCATCGGCAAATGCCCTGCGGAAGTTGAGGCCCTCGGTATCGGCATGGAAAACATAGATAGATGCGTCATCTGCCATAGCAGCGTGCATCTGGGTATAGGCATCCAGAAGAAACTGGTAGAAGGCATCGTTTCCCATATTGTCATTCTTGATTTTTCCGGCAGAGCCTTCGTAGTTGACATTGTAGGGAGGGTCCGTAATGACCAGATTGACCTTTTTGCCGCAGAGCAACTGCTCAAAAGTTTCTGCCTTGGTGCTGTCACCGCAGATGAGACGATGCCGTCCCAGGGTCCAGATGTCACCAGGCTTAGTGATCGTCGGCTTTTCCAGTTCCGCATCCACATCAAAATCATCATCCTTGATGCCGTCTTTGACAGAGTCCTTGAACAGGTCATCGATTTCAGCCGGGTCAAAGCCGGTAAGGGAAACATCGAAGTCAGCACCCTGCAGGTCAGCAATCAGCAAAGACAATTTGTTCTTGTCCCATTCGCCGCTGATTTTGTTCAGAGCCACATTGAGTGCCTTTTCTTTCTCCTCGGTCAGATCCACCACAACACAGTCAACTTCGGTATGACCCAGATCCATAAGGACCTTCAGTCGCTGATGACCACCGACCACCCGACCGGTAGCCTTATTCCAGATCACCGGTTCCACATAACCAAACTGCTCAATGGAGCGTCTCAGCTTTTCGTATTCCAGGTCACCGGGCTTCAGATCCTTACGGGGATTGTAGTCCGCAGGCAGCAGATCTGCTGTGTTCTTCTTTTCGATTACCATACCAGCCCCCACTCTGCGAACTTCTCAAAACCGCCAATGGCGTGAATGAAGCCCCTCGCAGTTTCCACGATTTCCTCGTAGGGAATGCCATCAACGAACTCATCACCGATGGCGCAGCACAGTTCCACGGGCTTGCCGGTTTCCTGTGCCTTGATAAAAGCATAGATATTGACGCTGACATCCGCCTTGCTCAGATCCTTGCCATGGAGACCGCCGCCGGTAACGGAGTCACCCATGTCGCTGCCCAGCTTGCGGTTGGTAGCACCGGTATCCACATTGGTGCCGCCGGTCCAGTCGCCTAGGGGATTGATCTGGGCGAAGGGGTAAGTAATGCGAATATCATCTGCATTGGCATTGCTCTGACAGATAATCAGCTTGCTTCCGTCCAGGATGTACTTGCCATCATAAGGGTAACGGCTGTAAAGATCATAAGCGAAGCTGCACAGCATATTCTGCTCCCGGGTCATAGGCATACCCTTGAAGATACCATTATCGCCGCAGCGGATGGCTTCCTCCTGGTTTTGAGCCAGATGCTTATCCTGGGGAACAATGACCACATTGGGACGGACATCACCGGCAATGCGGTGAATGGCATCCTTGATCTTCCGCAAATTCAAAACAGCAGAGGTCTCGATAATGGCATGGCAGACACCATGACCGATCAGGACCTCTACTGCGATTTTGGGATCGATTTGGGTTTCATAGGCGATATCCACGATGGCACCGGCGATGCGGTCGGCAATCTTATCGGGATGCGCCGGATTCACTTTTTCAAACATAGAATCATCCTTTCCTTGCACGGAGCAGCCGCTCCATGACATCATCCTGGGGACTTGCCCCGGTGTAGTCGCCGGTACAGTTCTCCCGGACGATTTGGAAAATCTCAGACCAGAGCCGATTTGCCTGGGTCATGTACTGGTTGGCGATGGACACATAGGGCGACTGAATCGCCGCTCCGGTAGTGGGATGCTTTGCCAGAAAGCCTACCTCACTGGTTATGGACTCGCATTGAATCCATCTGGCGCTTGCCAGAGCATATCGCTCTATCAGATCCGGTGCCACGATTGCCGCGCAACCACGGTCACGCAGCCATTTCCAAACATTTTCATAAATCTCTGCGGCACAGAGTTTGGAACCGTCTTTCTGTCTGGCAGAAAGAAATTCCTTGGGTTGCGGCATATCCTGGCCTTCCAGATCTGCCGCGCTGTCTTTGAAATCAATGACAGTCAGCGGCCTACCACCGGGATTGCCATCCATGATCTTGTCAGCAATGGGCTTTTTCGGTCTGCCACCGGAGCCAGGCTTGGGTCCTCTTTGGCCCATATTTCATACCTCCTTTTTACCAGGGACCTATTCCCCTTAAAACTTTCGCGTTTTCGCGCACGAAGCCCCGGGCCGCTGCCCCAGGTTTTTAGTCCTGGAGATTTGACCCGCCCCTGGGCCTATCGGTCACCCAGTTCATGATGGATTTT